TAAAGGGCCAGGGAAAAGAGGTCTTACCCTAATGGAGAGACTACTATGTATACACCTCCTCTTCAGTATACTTATATATCTCTGTAAACAGAGATTACTAGTATCTAGTATATAGAGATTCTCTCATATACTATATATGTCTAATGATTACTGTATATATATTATATTATATAGAGCTCTTTACCTATAAGAAGATCTTTCGTACTTTTTGTAGATATAAGAAAATAAATATATACAATATATTGTATTACTCTTTATCAAAAACACGTAAGTTACCGGTTCATATATAGATGTAGGGAAGAAGACGATGAATTTCCCTTTCACATAGAAAAAATAGGAGAATCGTAATATGGCTTTGGTTCCTCAAAAAGACTTAAGTTCTTTTGTTAGGCTAGGTTACGCCAATAGGCGGAGTGGTTAGGGACCATTTAAACATACACCAAAAGCCAGGGATAGTTGTATCCACTGGTTTTCTTTGTTTTTTATATATAAACCAAGGAGCAAAACTTATGGCAAGAAGAGGAAGATACCAATCAGAAGGGCATCCATCAGAAAAGCGCCAAAGCAGGTTGGGCTCTATTGCCAGAGAAGAAGAATGGAGCACCGGAAGGAAAGAACCCGGGGCCCTTTTGCGCGCCTTTAGTAAGCTATATCCAAATAGGGGTTATTCCACTAAGACTGGACCCCAAAGAGAAGATGATTAGGAAGACTTGACCTTGTACTGAAGGCCTTCTTTTTTTATGTCTTAACATTTTACGGGGACGCACGGCATTAATGTACGGAACGTACGAAAAAATACCCCAAAAAATCGCCCTCGCGGCCTTCGGCCGAATGGACTGACACGAAAAAGAAGAACGTGTTGAGGGAAAGAACGAAAGACAATAAACAGAACCAAAACGGGAGGAAAGCAAATGGAACCGATTCTCAACGCAATAAGCCAGGGCTGGAGTTTTATAGGCGGCGGAGTTCTCGTCGTAGCCAATGGCATAGGTAGCGTAGCGACTCAGTTGGGCGAAGGTACTGTCACGGCTATAAAGACAGTATTTCTGCTTACATCTGGCAGCTAATTTAGCACCACAAGGGAGGTGCGGTGGTTAAGGGTATTGTTCTGGTGGAGCTCAATACAAAATATGACGAAAAAACAGCAACGCGCGAGTTGCTTGTGATACTAATAGAAGAATAAGAAATTACAACTCAAAGTAAGGAGAAATAAGAAATCATGGAAAAAGGCACAATTAGATGGTTTGACAATAAAAAGGGTTATGGATTCATAGAGAAAGCGTCGGACGGAAAGGATCTTTTCGTTCATTACTCTGCGATAGAAATGGAAGGATATAAAACTCTCAAAGCTAAAGAAGCCGTTGAATTTGAAATAGTAGACGGAGAGAAAGGTCCTCAAGCAGCTGATGTGGTTAGGGCTGCTGTTGTTGCAGACAAGGTGGAAGTTGCAGAAGAGGAAGAATAAGCAAGGAGAACTATATGCCAGACAACATAGTAAGAGAAGACACAAGGTGTGTTATGCACACCGAGAAAATACACGAGCTAGAAATGAGAATGGTTGAAATAAAGGGCGACGTTAAGCACATCAGAGAGAGGATAGATAATGGTTTAAGCGCTACTGTAACCAAGGTATGGGACAAGCTCCAGGCAATGGCGGTAGACAGGGCCAAGATGGAGACCATAGTTGAAAACAATGCTACGTTTATTGATAAACTAAAAAATGCTCTCATTTGGGTTTCTGTTACAGGTGTTGCTGGAGGGATTATAGCTCTAGTGTTCAAGCTAATACATACATATATAAATACTAACGCGTAATTGGAGGTAATTATGGCCAGAGCAAGCAATACTGGACGAGGAAATTATCCCGCGGCAAAGATGCCCGGATCGGCGGGACAGATGAGAGAAGTGCTTAAAAGTATTCCAAAGATGAAATATCCAAATAGGAATGCAAGTACTACTGAATATAAAAGAACTCTAAAAAAAGAACCGGAATCTAATGAGTAATGAGAACGATGTTGAAAAACAGATCACTTTAAAGAAAGATGGTGGCCTGTCCGAGGATACTGTGCTTGGAGCTTTCTCGGCTAAGATGCGTGACGACTACGAGATCACCCTTACGCCAAAAGAAACCAAGAAACTCATCTGCTACCTGAACACCCTAAAGACAGGGTTTCAGGCTTCTATGCCGATGATATGCCTGGGAGAGCAATGTCCCTATGCTAAGAAGTGTCCTCTCGGAGAAAACAACAATTATCCAATGGGCAGCGATTGTCCAATGGAGACTTACTTAAGAGAACAGTGGTTCGATGATTACGTAAAAGACTTAGAGATACCTGAAGACAGCAAGGTTGATGCGTCTCTAGTTCAGGATTTAGTTTTATGGGACATGCTATCAAAAAGGGCAGTAGAAGAACTTGCGGTTGATCCTAAGATAGTAAAGAAGTCCGTTGCAGGATTTCAGCAGACGAACGAGGGAATGAAGCCTATCTATAAGGAAGAAGTCAACCAGAGACTGACTTTTCTGGAAAAGGCCCAGAGGCAGAAAATGAAGATCATGGATTCTCTGATTGCTACAAGAGAAGCTAAGAGCAAAGACACTTCGAGGATACTTCACGATCCTAGTACCTACGCAGCCAAACTTCTAGACAAAGCTCGAGAGCTTCGAGAGAGGGCCGCCAAGGCCGGGTTGATAGAAGTTGAATATAGCGTGGAGGATCAGGATGCCAATACCGGGAAGTAAAATGCTAGCAAGGGTGCTTAGCGCTTCTGCAAGAAGAAGTATGATTCTTTCCGGAGCGTTGTCGTTGTCAATATTGGCTTCACCAGGAATTGCATCAGCTAAGGACATTGGTGCTGTTGCCGCAAGGTCAATGAAAGTGGCTGCAACAGAAACTGCGGCAGTAAAGGTAGACAAGCTTAAGGATATTATACACACCGTTATTGGAATGACCGACAAGGGAGCATCAGAGGCATACAAGGGAAAAGTTGCCAACATGCTTGGAAGAACTGCTGTTCATGAGTCCATGGGCCTGAAACAAGTTAGACAAATTTCAGACTACAAAGACGGAAAGCCAATATACGGCCCAGCGCGAAGTTACTGGGGGGTGGAACCCGAAACGGCCAAGTGGCTCACAACCGATTATGCTTTTGCAACAAAGAGAGTTCCGGTTAAGGGCAAAAAGGGAGAGTTTGAAACGGTGCTAAGAAGGCCAGACACACTGGCATCAATCGAAAGCGCTACAGGACTTTCAAGGGAACAACTAAAGACCTTGAGCCAGAAAGACGTAACGGCAATGTTAGAAAACAATGTTTTTTACGCCGGAACTATGGCTAGATATAAATACAAAACAAGAACAGGATCAATACCAGGCACCCTAGACGAACAGGCTTCATACTGGTCAAATGAATATCAGGGAAAGGGAATTGCAGCAAACACGGCCAATTTTGTGCAATCTAATAAATCATTTGAAAACAAATTAGGATACAAGCCAGAGTGGGAAGACAAGCAAACAGCAGGCCTAACAATGGTGCTTGACGAAAATAAAATAAAACATAACATAAGTGATGTGAAAACGAAAACAGATCACCTATTTAATTTTAATAAAAAGTAGAATTTATTTGGAGGCGAGCTATGAACGCAGCGTGGTCACTTTTTAAGGGAACAAATTTTGCAAGAAGTATGTCCGCTCTCTGGAAAGCCGGAACAATGACATCAAGAGACGCGCTTCGTACTGGATTTAGGTATGCCAAGCAGCAAGGGTTCAAGGTTCCCGGCGGGACCGCGGCAAGGGCAGGAAGAAGAAGAGCCGCTGAAGGAATGGCCGGTGCTTGGAGGAAAAGAGCTCCACAAATGGCTAAAGAGTATTTTTGGCCAGGAACCCAGAACACAGCTTGGTCTGGCATGGGTGCCACAAAGAATGCAAGGATGACAGTAAAACAGGCACAAATGGCTAGACTTAGAAGGACTGGGGGAGCTGCCGTAGGATTGTGGGCAGGTACAAACGCCCTAAGGCGTGGGAATCAAGTAGGACCATTCTAAGTAGGAGATACCAATGGCCATAGATTATCGCGACAAGAGTGAAAGAATTAGAAACAGATACCTATACCCAGAGAACGACGATGCATCGTTGTCCGATGTGCTCGTTCCGGCGGCTGAGTATCTAGCTTTTTTTACACCACTTGGCGGATGGCTTGGGAAGCAGATTGGGAAGGGCATAAGGGGAGCGTGGCAAGGAGCTACTCGGTACAAGGGAACCAAAGCCCTGTCAACGGTTCTGGGAAGACCAGGGATGAAGGGAAGTCCAGGGGCTTCGGAAACAATATTTGCAGCGGGGAATGGACTTGCTAAATCGGCGGGGCCAGGAGCTGTAGGAGCGGCAGAAACACTTAGGGGAGCCAAGGAAAACGCCTGGAACTGGGGAAAGGGCTGGGATTGGAAAAATGGCTTTAGTGGATTCAAAAATTTTAGTGGAAAAGGTTTTCAAAGAACAGGGGCCGCAATAAGTAGCTTAGCTAACTTTGTGGGAAGAAATCCTGGGAAAATAGCACTAGCGGCCGGAGCGGTGGGCGCGCTAAGCGCAATGAGAGAAAGGCCAAAAGCACAGCCGATAGCAGACATAGGAATGGGATATCCAGCCGGAACAACTTGGGTTAAACAATACAAGAAAAAAGGAATGGATCCAAATAGACTTGGCGCATCCGGAGATCTTGTTTTTGCGATGAGGGGGGCTAGATAACATGGCTACCGACAGAAGTTTTGAAGATTTTCAGTTTAAGGCCTGGATGGGCGCAAGCGCCGCTGGAATAATGGATGTAAGTGATCCCGTAGCGTATGGACTCAACAGGGCGGTTAAGGGCAAGGGCGCCGCAGCACAAGCTGCTTGGATGAAATCCAACATAGGAACTGGTTGGAGATTCTCGGGAATGGGACAGGGAAACCTGAAATACTCTCACCTGAGAATGAGACCTGGAGATTTTCAAAGCAGGTTCATGAAGTCATGGAGTTCAACATTTGGACCAGGGCTTCAGCCAGGAGTAAACCCGAAAGCAGCAGCCGGTATCAATAAAATATTTTTTGGACAAAGTAAATTTTATGGTGGAAGGGGAGCGGAAACTCTAAGAAGACTATCTACCAGAAGAGTAATGACGTCTGCCGGAAGAGAAAGAGCTGCAGGATATTTTAGTAAAAAAATGTGGGATCTTGCCGGAGCAAAAGGAAGAACCCTAAGGCCAGCGTTAGTGCGTGCCGGGATAGGCAGGGTTGGAAGCGTAGCAAGTAAAGTGCTCAGGGCTGGATGGGGCGCAACACTTCTATACGAAGTTGCTGAAAGCTCAGTAAAGATGCTAAGACAGGGGGCCAGGAAAGCCTCAGCCCTAGAGTGGGGAAAAGGATTCGAAATAACTCAAGGGCTATATACAGAAAGACAACGTGCGGTTCAAGCCATAACATCTTCGAGAATGTCATCTAGGTCAGCCATAGGCGGAGAAGCCGCTTTAATGCATAGATAAGGAGAATTATGAAGGATGCAATTTCAACACCAGGAATGGGAGCAATGGGAGCCGGAGGAATAGTCAGGGCTCTTGGTGGTAACTTCACGCCTGGAAGAGGTTCGGGAAATAAGAAGGCGAGAGCAAAATTAAAAAAGCAATCTTGTTCAAATAAGAAGAAAGCTTCAAAGAGCAAATAGGAGAAAGCATGGAAAGAGTAATCAGATTAACAGACGTAGAGGGCTTCTTCAATTACTGCTTAGTAGAGGCGTCAGGAATAATTCAAGACGACATGGACGTATCTTCAGTCGGAGTGACGAGGGCTTTTACAAACCTCGACCATCAAGACGAGGTATGGAAAATATATTCTACAAAGGAAGAATTGGAAGAGTATTTTGACTCATTCGTAGCTGCAAGCGGCATAGAATATATTAATATAGGGCCATCATAATACTAGGAGAAAAAATGGACGATGCTAAAAAAGGTAAATGGATACAGAAGGCATCTAAAAGCATAAAGAAAAGAGGCACTGAGGGCAAGTGCACTGGAAGTAAATTTGGAGGTCCAAGTTGCCCAGCCGGAAGCAAAGCATACAATCTAGCCAAAACCTTTAGGAAGATGGCTAAGAATAAATAGGAGAATACAATGGAAGATAAAAAAGTAGAAAAATTCGTTGAATACTTGCCGGGAGGAATGGCCGAAGGAATGACGGCAGAAGATGTAGCAAAAATACACGGCGTAGAAGTTTCCGTTATAAACAAACAAATAAAGATGGGCGTAAAAATAGAAAAAGAACACTCTGCAAATCCAGAGGTACAAGCTGAAATATGTAGAGATCACCTTACAGAGACTCCATTTTATTATGACTATCTAGAAGAAATGGAAAAAACTTTTAAAGAAAATCTTAAAGAAGACCTTGAGCGCGGAGGAATGGAGACAGAAGAAGAAGAACATAAAAAGGGAAGAAAGGCCACAGAAGATGATGCCAAAGAGCTTATCAAGAAGAGCCCAAACCCGGAAGACGAAGTTCTCCATGAGTTTGCAGAAGAAAAGGAAATAAACGTTCCATCTCTCGAAGCACAGATGTATAAACTGGCTACAAAGTATGTTCAGGAAGAAGAGAAGGAAGAAGAGGAAGACGACGAAGATTCTTTGATGGATGCTAAAAAGAAAGAAGAGAAGAAAAAGGAAGACCCAAAGAAGAAGGAAAAGAAAGAAGAAGAGGATCCTGAGGAAGAAGAGGAAGAAGAAGAGGAAGAGGACCCAGAAGAGCAGAAGAAAAAGAGCGAAGAAGAAAAGAAGAAAGCAGAAGAACTCAAGAAGAAGGGAATGAAGAAAACAAAGAAAGATTCTGTTGAGATTAAAAACGAAACACTTCAAAGATTGTTCGGGTAAGGAGACACCATGGAAGACGCAAAAAAGAAAAGCGATCCAAAGAAAAAGCCTGGCGGATCTAATGCTGGCAAGTACAAGGGCGTTAAGTCTTTTTGTGGACCTTCTGGTGGAGCTCCGAAAGGAAGCTACCCTGTAAATACATGCGGTAGAGTTGCTGCTGCAAAATCATATGCAAGACACGCCCCAAACCCCGGTGGAATAAGGAAATGCGCGGAAGCCGCCGGGAAGAGAATGGGATGTGGAAGTTCAAAGAAGGGGAAATAATATGCCTTATCCTGGAGTTCCAAAAAGCAAGACAGCAAAAATGGAAAGATGTGTAGAGCACGTCAAGTCCAAGAACCCAGGGTGGAGTAAGTCGAGAGCTATTGCAACATGTAATATATCTGTTACCGGAAAACAAAAGAAGGGGAAGAGCAAATGACAACTACCCCAATTCAAAAATGTGCAATGAACCTTCAACAAAAGTATGCGCTTGAAGGAAAAAAAATTACAACGGCTCAGGCAGTACAAAAATGCAATGAAAAGTTCTCCACAGGTCTTAAACAAGGAAAAGGAAAAGGGTTGGGGAACAAGAGCCGGACATAAAATAACATGCGTTATATAGATTAAGGTCGCCTAGTGCATGTTCTCCCAACTCAATAAATTATTATGGAAATACATCCTTTTTGCAAAGAGTGCTTAGAAAAACATCCTCACTGGAAACTTGTCAAAGACAAGGTTTTCCTTTTGAACGACGCCGGAAGGCCGTCAATACCGGTTTGTAGTCTTATACACAGCAATCTTGACTCAACTCTGGGGGTTAAGGACCAGTTTGGCGAAGATGATCTGAGGATGATAGAACTTCTTTCTAACTCGACACTGTGGGCCCAGGCAGAATTTAGCTGGGAAGCAAGGTGGTACCAAGACCTAATGCTCAAGTGTAGCGCGTTTAGAAAGGTTAATAGGATAGGAAGACGTGCCGGAAAGACAGAAACACTATGCGTTAAGATGATGCACTACGCGTACACCAATGAATACACAACGTCACTGGTTATAGCGCCATACAAGAATCAGGTAGGACTTATATTTGACAGACTTGAATATTTTCTTTCTACAAGCCCGGGAATAAAGGCCTCCATAAAAAGAAACACAAAGAACCCATACAGAGTCGAGTTGCACAATGGCTCAAAGATAATGGGGTTTACATCTGGAACCAGGACAGGATCTAAGTCGACCGGTATTCGTGGTCAGGACGCGCATGCCATATTTCTTGACGAAGCGGATTTCCTGGGGTCAAGCGATTTTGAAGTTATACTTGCTATCCTGGCCTCAAGGCCAGACTGTTATTTGTGGGCATCATCCACTCCTATAGGAAAGAGAGAGATGTATTGGAGATGGTGTACTGATAAGACGCTTGGATTTAAAGAGTTTCACTATCCGTCGAGCGTAAGCCCATCATGGACAAAAGAAACAGAGCAACTCGAAAAGTCCATGTATTCAGATCAAGGGTATCAACATGAATTTGAAGCTGAGTTTGGGGAAGAGGCAGAGGGAGTTTTCCTTAATAAATACATAGACATAGCATTGTCTAAGTTTTCTCTTGGTAAAATAAGGAAGAACAGTGGATCTTTATATACTATGGGTGTGGATTGGAATACTTCAGAGAAGGGAACACACATAATAGTTACAGAGTGGAACCAGGAACTTAACGGCGGTAACGGGGCATACAGGCCAGTAGAAAAGATAATAATAGGTCAAACAGAGTTTACACAGACGATAGCTTGTGAAGAGATTATAAGGTTAAATACTAAGTGGAATCCATCTGCAATATATGTTGACCAGGGGTTTGGATACGCTCAGATAGAGATGTTGCACAAGTATGGTCTAAAGAATATGGAGTCAGGTCTTGTTCAGAGGGTAAAGGGAATAAACTTTGGGGACAAAGTTGAAATAAGAGATCCTGCAACAAGACAAAAAGTAAAGAAGCACATAAAGCCTTTCATGGTAAACCTTTGCGTAAAGAGGTTAGAAGATGGATTTATAATGCTTCCCGAGGAAGAAGATGTAAAGCATGGTCTTGTTGGGCAGATGAGAGATTATACTGTTGTAAGAAGATCAGCAATGGGGCAGCCAATATTTTCAGATGATGACGACCACTCTCTTGTGGCGTTCATGCTCTCCATCTATGCAGCAACAATGGAACACAGCGACATGGTTAGACTCAACGTCGTTCCACATATTGCCATAGGTGGTAAGTTCGGGGAAAAAAAGGACAACAGTATTGTCCTAAACAAGACCAGAGCAGAAAATGCACAGAGAGAGGGAGTTAGTATCGTTCCGAGATGGAGCGAGACAGCACAGATTTTTAAAGACACAAGTCTCAATAAGACATTAGAGTATCAGAAAAAAAGAAGCATGTTTGGCAACAAGAGATCAAAAACATTAAAAGAACTGAGACGGTTTAGGCAAGGAACAAACAGACAAAGCAGAACTAAAATTTAGTTTGCTGCCACCCCCTAACCCAACCCATTCGCGGTTGGGCCCCGGAAACCTTTAAAGGGATTCGCTGGTGGTTGATCCCCGTCGACCATCAGCGTATCAGGGTAAGGAGAAAAATGGCATTAAACAGTGAAGACAGAGGAAAAATAAACTATAAACCCGATGTTGAGTGGCATCTTAGCAGGATGTATGCCATAGCTTCCGGAACGCCGGACCAGGCCAAAAAGTATAGGCCCTCGGACGAAAAGATAGATGCAATGGCTCTTCTTAATAAGTTTAGAGACCTAAAAAAGAAGGCCACCAAACTTGATGAAGCGATAGACACACTCAGCGCATCTGAGAAAATACCCATAGACACGGAAAGGCAGCCAAGGGTTAGTTTTGCTGTTAACATATTGGACTCGTCAAGCAAGGGTGAATACATATCGTACAATCTTTACAAGACTTTGTCTCTCCAGATGGAGAATGGATCAAAGGCCATGTCGCTAGAATGGTGCATAGAGAATGCAACATCTGACATATATGCTAATTCAGACCTAATACATTATAGGTATGGTATCGGGGCGCAGTCGGAGGCCGACATATCTACGGATTTAGAACTTACGACTCAAGGCGACATATTAAAAGATATAGAATCTTGGTCTGCCAAAGAAGTGTACATAAAACAAGTTATTGATTTTGCTAATGCATTTTTAGCGTCGACAATGGAGCCAGAATATATACCATGGAACCTTAAGTCAGACGTTAGGCGCAAACTGGTAGAGTATGATGATATAGATAAATTTCTGTCTCAGTACACGGACCTAACAAGGGGTCTTTCAGATTCAGTGGATCTCATGCCAAATACTCCTCTTCAACTGGCCAGAGATTTCTTTGATGCTTTTTCCGAAAAGGCTGACAACGATAATAATTTCTTCAACAAAATTAATGATGTTCTTGGTTTTAACTATACGGCCGATCTGGTTTGTTGTTTTTCAGGATGGGCTTCCGGAATAGATCTAAAGACACTTAAGGCTCTTAAAATGGTACTTTCTTTGGTTTCAAACGGAATGAGCCTTGATTTTGGAAAACTTCTGAATGGTCTCTTAGACATAATAACCGGAATATTTAAAAATGCAGTAGGGTCAGCGTTACTGGGGTTAATTGATTTAGTTTTTCAAATGATAACAAATCCCATACGAAACTGGCTAAATACCGATGACGAAAAATGGAAAAGGATCTTTCAGTGCACACCAATAGATGAATTGGTAAACATATATCTGCTCGGTGGAATAGAATATTTAGAACAGAAGTTGATAGATAGTATTAGTGATTTTTTAACTATGTTAGAAATAGATGTCCACTTCGAAGAATGTAAACTTACCTTCCTAGACAAGTCAAAAAAGTTGTCTATGTTAATTAAAATTCTAGACATGATTATAGATACAATTGGAAGGTTAGCTTATTGCGGGCTTGACAACTCGGCTCTGTCGGGAGAAATTTCAAGAAGTATTCAAAACTTAGAAATAGGACCAAACTGGAACTACATATACCCAGTAGAAGATGAGCCAAATGAATACAACAGCTTCACAAGGAACATAACAACAGTAGAAGAGATAACAAATCCAGAAACAGGAGCCCAAGAAGTGGTTGAAAGGACTGAGGTTGAGATTGTAAACAGCATAACCACAGAGAAAATATCGCTCAACAAAAACCAGATAGACACGTGCCTAAAGAAGGTTCCAGACAACGATGTATTTTCTGTCCAACAATGGATGGAAGACCTAAGGTCTAATTCCACGGAGGAAATTAATGTTTAACCTATTACGCCCAAAGAACACCATTCAGGATAAGCCCAAAAAAAGCGAAATCCTAAAACCGGGAAGAATCAAAAAGATTGGATATCCTGGAAACGTATATAACGTTAGCCCGGCATATGGGAATCTTGCTATAGGAAAACGGGGCGTATTCCAAAGGTCAGAATATGACCTTGGAGAGGTGGCAAGGGTAATGGACATTGAGGCCTACGTCAGGCAAGCGTTCAACAAACACTCAGAACTATGTTTGAAAGAGGGCTATCAGATAAAGTCAAGAAACACAGAAGCAACTGCATATGTAAACAGGAGACTAAGGGAGATAGGAGAGGCTACAGGTAGAACCTTCGATTCGCTATTGAGGGGCATAGTTTCAAACATGATATCTTTTTCAAATTGCTTCGTAGTAAAAGTAAGAGACAAAAACGCCTCAAGCGGACAGCCAAGACTGACTGCCGGAGGAGAAAAAATAGACCCAGTGGCGGGATACTTCATATTAGACCCCACAACAATGGAGATTAAGAGAAACGTACATGGAAAAGTTTATGGATATTTACAGAGGATGGTTGGTGTTGGCCTGTACCCTAAGTTCCCACCAGAGAACATGGTACATATGGTATATAATAGGAAAGAAGGTTTTGCTTTTGGCACTCCTTACATAATACCAGTTTTGGACGACATAAGATCTCTCAGGAGAATGGAAGAGAACATAGAGATGCTTACGTTGTCGCACCTTTATCCACTGTTTCAGTATATAGTAGGAACGGAAGATCATCCTGCAGAAATTTATGAGGATGGGACCACAGAAGTTGACATAATAAAGCAAGAAATTGAGAACATGCCAACGGAGGGTAGCATAGTCACCCCAGAGAGGCATGAGATAAAGGTTTTAGGGGCAGAAGGAAAGGCACTACAGGCAGACCCATATTTAAAACATTTTGAGATGAGAGTTTTGGCCGGCTTAGGTATATCAGAAATAGCTCTTGGAAGAGGGGGGACGGCCAACAGGAACACAGCCGCGGTTATAGACAGGGGCATGCAGGACAGGTGTAAAGATTTTCAGGACGTAATAGAGGGATACGTTACAGAGTATATCTTTAAAGAACTTCTTTTGGAGGGTGGGTTTGAGATAGACGAAGCTGGCGATAACATTGTAAAGCTCGAGTTCAACGAGATAGACATAGACAACCAGATAAAACTAGAAAACCACTCAGTGTTCAAGTATGAGCACGACACCATAACTGAAGCCGAAGTCAGAGAGTTACTTGGGAAAGACCCAATCACAGAAGAGCAGAGGAAAGACATGTTCTTTGAGAAGGTAACCAAGCCAAGGGCTATAATAATGGCAGTTGACGAGCCATACACAGCAGAAGCCAAGGCTAACGGAGCGGTTGCTAAGATTTCAAAGGAATCACAGAAAACAAAAGCAACCAACAATAGGGAACAGCCAACAAATCAGCACGGTACCAAAACAGCAAAAACTAGCGCAAAGCAAGACGGTGGAGAAAACACCGGGAAAGCTAAATTGCTTTTGGACTCCATGGAAGACATAAAAAAGTTGACTCACAACAAGGTAGAGGATCCGGACGCCCTAAATCCTCTAGGGGAAGAAGTTGTCAGCGACGTGTATGACCCAAAATATGTAGAGAAGATGATAGGCGACATTAAGTATTATTGGGACATAACAAAAGAAGACGTATTTGACTATGTCAAACAGACATATATAGAAGAGAATAGAAGTTTTAGGGAGTTTACACCGGAAAAATTAAAGATGATACTGTTCCTCACTAAGGATTCAATCGTTAGGAGGTCTGGATCATATGTTTTCCAGGCATTCAAGGACGGTATAAATAAAGCGGCCAGAGATTCTGGAAGAGAAAACATAAGCCTTAGTGTTGATCCCACCGTAAAGCACAAGTATTTAGAGGAAAGGATAGAACTCTACACTACGGGCTTGCTAAGTGATCTTGGGGCACAATTAGTTAGAGAGTTAAACCCCGAATTCTCAGACAAGAAGGAATATAGGGAAACTAGACAGAATGTCATCCCTACGATTGCGGGAGTCTTTGATGCACTAAAGTACAGGATCAAATTTACCGCGCACACTGAAATCATGAAAGCCTATAATTTCGGTTATGCTCTGGCGATGAGAGAATTGGGGTATAAAGATCTTTACGTGAACTTAGCCGCTAACCATTGCAGCAGATGCAAAGAGGCCTCAAGCAAACCCTTATCGTTAGAGTACTTTTCATTTGAGGATGTAGCACCAGTGCATCCAATGTGTAATTGTACCTATATGATAAGGAAGGGGTAATGGTATTCCAACTTAGACCAGAAGACACTAGGCCATTTCAATATCCAGACGTACAGGATCAAAACTTCCTGGGTTACGATCGTCCAAACGATCGATGGAAGGTAGATGCGTCTGGTATAAAGATCTATGCCTCTGGTATAAGCGTAGAGCTCGACAAGGACTCTGACAGTGTTGCTGTATGGTCGGCCTCAGGTACACCGGATTTGCCAGTATACATTACAAATCCAATACCGCTTACGGTTGACCTAAATAAAGACGATGACAGCATATCGATATGGTCTTCATCCGGAACACCAACGATACCCATATATGCCGAAGACCCAATTGAAGTAAGCATAGTTGACGATTCAGAGCCACTGGAGTTTACCTATAACGAGGTATTGACGGTTCCAAGGCTTGTTGAAACAACTCTTGTAGATTATACTGTACCAATTGGAAAAGAATTTTTGTTTACCACAGGGAGGGCAACCGGAGATACGGATGCTGAGTTTTATCTGCAGGTAGATGGAGTAACTAAAGACGGAGCAAGAACTAGCTGGGAAGAGAGAACAGCCAAGTTTGATATAACCCAAGGATCATTAAGGGTCTCTGGCGGAAGCGTTATAAGAATTAGGGTTTACCACGAAGAGAACACGGCCAAGCATGGAAGTGTAGATTTTTGGGGTAGTATAGCTGGAATTTTAAAGTAAGGAGAAATAATATGTCAGAGACTCAAGATAGAATAAACAAACTAAAGCAACAGGTACAATTTGAACAGAAGAAGATACTTTTGACTAACTACGAAATACAGATACTAGAGTTAGAAGACAAGATAGCCTTTACAAAAGAGGCGAAAACAAAACTAGAACTAGAATTAGAAACCTTAGGAGGGTAACATGGCTGTATACAAAAGCTCACTACCCGTAAGACACGAAAATCTGGGGGACATTGTAGTGGGTATAGTCGGTAGCGACAATACTTCTATTGTAGATGTCTTGACAGTCAATGGTTCTTACGGAGCAACACCAAAAGGTATGCCACTCCTTGGAAAGTATGAAATTACTCCCACCGTTTATGATGATGGAGATGCCGTTCCTTTGACAGTAGATGCATCAGGTAAGCTTCAGGTAGACGCAGAGATAGTCTTTCCGGCGAATCAGAACGTAACGGTTGTTAATGCTGCTGGCGCGGCTGCCGTGAACATACAAGATGGTGGAAATACAATAACAATTGATGGTACTCTTACGGGTATCACAAATGATGTCAACATAGCAGACGGCGGAAATTCAATTACAGTTGATGCTATTAATCTTGACATTAGAGACCTTGCATATACTCAAGATACAATAGGTATTTGGACAAACACAGCTAAAGACGGTTCCGGGACAGACTATCAGCCGATAGTTGATGCTTCTGGTAGGCTTATAGTTAATGTAGAAGCCGGCGGAGCCGCCAACATAAAGGCTGACGACAGTGCTTTTTCTGTTGGTGTAGATTCGGTTGGTGCCGTAGGATATCTCTTTGATGATGTGGCAACAGACACGGTTGACGAGGGAGACATTGGCGCTCCTAGGATGACAGCAGACAGAATAGCGCTTTCTATCCTCGACGATGGTACCGATAGACTTGCCCTTGTTAAAGATGGGGATGCTTATGGGGCCAGCACAGCTGGTGTAGTTGTGTTTGGTCAGTATGGAACCACAGACTATCAGTCCCTTAAGGTTGATAGCCTTGGTGCTCTTTATGTTAACACCGGCGTTGTTGGTTCCGTAACGGAAAACGCTGGATCTGTTAACGCGGTTAAAGACACACCAGCCACAGCCGTAACATTTACTCCTGGCGCAAATGTAGAGATTCTTGGTGTAACATACGCTGGATCTGGAAAAGCCCAGGTAGACATATACTACGGTACGACATCTTCAGAAGTTAGAAAGCATACGTTCTACACGAGTGCCGCGAGTCCAAATGTGGACTTTAAGTTCCCCGGAGAAGTTGCTCTCACATCTTCTGATACTATATACGTTTCTGTAACTAACCTTGAAAAAGTTGCATCGCCTCAGTCAGACTTTACGGCGTATGCTACGATTTCTTACGTGATTGCATAACATGTATGAAGAAAGTTATGCCTTACAGTTAAAGAAATATGAACTCGAGAGGGACGAGCTGGCGCTTAAAAAACGTCAGCTCATCCTAAAGAAAGACGAGATATCTCTTCAAGTAAATAAGTATGATGTACAGATAGAACAGCTAGAAGAAGAATATAAAGAGAATGAGAAATGTATTGTCTGGATAAAAGAACAGATAAGCAAGGGGAAGATAAGACCAAATGGCTAATATAAATTCCACTTTAGATACAACCATATGGAGCGAGGACGGACAGACGGCAGTAACAGTTAATGAACTGTCCACTGGCGCTATCGGCCTTAGCGTTTCTCCTGTAGGTGTTTATTTTTCCAGCGATCCAACACTGTCCGATACTCAGGTATATCCACTTAGGGTTAGTGCGAGCGGAAATCTTTTAACTGAGTCTTCTGTGTACGCCACAGATCTTGATATAAGGGACTTGGATGAGGCTCAGGATAGTATAAGGGCCTATTCTGCTTCCGGATCTCCGTCGTTCGAAGTTTATAATATACACCCGCAGAAGACTATACTTACAGATGCTGATGGAAATGATGTAAATATCAATGCCGATGGAAGTCTTCAGGTTACATTTGCTACTGGCGGGTCTTCTATAACTAGAATGATTGAGTTAAGATACGAGACGACAGTAGGATTAAATACTGTTGATACGTGGTATGACGTTATGGAGTACGCAGTACCATCTGGGTATAGCCTAGAACTTATAGACTTTAGTTCTCTGGCTGAAAACAACACTTCTAGTGCTCGCGCTATGACAGCACTAAGCCTAGGAGAATATAATATAGCTACGTCTGTCTTTACGGATGGAACATCGTATACTATGCCATATTTTGGGGCGGTCATAGAGGCCCATTTACACACCGCTGTAGTCGGAGCGACCACACTTACCATAACATATACAAATGTTGCCGGCACAGCCGGGAGAACAGCTACCGTAAACATTCCAAACGGTTCAATTGCGGGAGAGTCGTTCATAGCAACCCTAGAAGGAACAGATAGGGGCGTAACAGACATTACCAATGTTACCAAAACTGGAGGAACTTCAGGTGAGATACATCTTCATGGTATTGTTACTGTTTTTAGAGAAAAGATGACAAGTTCATCTCAGACATATCATCAAATAACGTCTAGAGAATCTATAATCATTGGTCAGGGAGAAACTCTTACTCTTGGAATAAAATCAGACCAGAAAGCGGCAGTTAAAAGATATGTACACGTCTTAGGACAATTAAGGTCAATCGTAGAGGATTAATATGAATCAACAAATATCATGGACAGAATATAAGCAAATATGCATCACAGACAAAAATATCCCAGTTCAGTATCTGGACAAGGGAACGTGGTACTATATATTTGCTGTTGATGATACTATATCATATGCTCTCGAGATGAGTAAGGGCGACCCAAGAAATGCTGACCAAATAGATTTTGAAGACAACTACAAGGCCACAGCAAACCAACCAATTCATCCATCTGATCTTGATGGAAGAATGTATACCAGGTCTGGATCTAGGCCTCTAAACAAAACAACTTACTTCACAATGATAGGCGATGGGGATGGAACTATAGGGGATGGCAATACCCTTGACTGGGACTTCTCAAATTCAGACGATGAAGTAGCCGCTCCAAGCGGATATAAAAGAAAGAGGAAAGAAATACATTTTATAGATGATATGAACGTTAAAGAGGGTGCAGTTTATTTTCACGGAGCACCAAAAGGATGCTATGCTGACTTCTATGTACTATGTCCTTCAGGTCAATATTATCTAAAAAATGATGGCACTCCAGCATTGGCAGAAGAAGATACAATTATAGACCACTTCCTATCTCACCACTTTATGTGCGGAGATTGCCCTATGGGAGATGAGCTTAATACAGAAGAAGCTAGTATGGAAATACCTTCTATATATAAGTATTGGCTAGAGGTAACAACGCCGGACGCAGATGAGACTTCCCATGGCTATCTTAGCATGGAGGTCTATAGGGCAAGGACGGTAGTACTGTGATAAAGGGTGACATAATTTTAGCAAGAAACAAGGGGATGTTATTTGATAAGATAAGAGAAGCAATGGGATCAGAATACGATCATGTTGGAATAATGATTACTGAGAACACTCTTATAGACGCAACACCAACAAGCGGGGTAGCAGTAAGAAGCTTAGAAGTTTTTAATGGGCTAGACGTGCAAGCATACAGATTGAAAGATGAATATAGTCCAAATATAGACAAAATGGTAGAGTATTGTCTAGATAAAGTAGGTAGCAAATACGATATTTTACAAACAATTTGCCTTTACTTTCTCATGATACTGGGAATAAAGAAGACTCTAAATCCTATTGATGTAGGAAATGCTTTTGTGTGTAGCGAACTAATAGCTCAAGCAGCGGTATATTCAGGGTTTAATTTTGACGAGAGTATGGCGATAGACAGAATCACTCCGGCCGATATAGCAGGGTCGGACAAAGTAATTAAAGTAGGAGAAAGCAATGCCTAAAATACAGTTAATTACAGACGGACACCCAAACAACACGACACTGATAATAGACGGTGTTGACGTTACGGATGAGTATACGGTAGGGTGGATAACCTTAGAAGCTTTTAGTCATGATCCTCTGGAAATAAAGAGGCCGTACTTTAAGCTTCAATATGGTATTATAGAAGACAATCCATTAGATCAGAAAACGATTGAGACAGCAGTAAAGACGATTGTTGTTAAGCCTGACGATGCTGGTGGAATGCAAACATCGATAGAAAAATAGGAGGTAATCATGGCAGGAGCAACTATGGGCGGAGCCGGTCGTGGCGGCGGAACAATATACGACCCCAGGCAAAAGGCCAAGGAAAAGAAAGGAAAGACGGGTTACTGGCCATCAGTCCAGGCTGACCTAAATAAACAGTCGGCTGCAAAGGCCAAGGGAAAGTCCGGTAACTCAAAAAAAGTAGGGAGATAATTATGAAGAAGGTTATAGACTTATATGATAGCTTCCCTATCTCTACTAAAGTGAATGAGGGAAATAAACAATTTGTTTTTTCAGACTCTGGTGACGTAAGAAGCGGAACAAGCCTAATATGCAATGTAGCTGCGTCTCACGCTGGGACGTTGATAAATAATAGGATATACCCACCAGATAAGATGAGTAAGGGCATAAAAAGCTGGACCTCTCCCTATAAAAAGCCAGTACTTGTCAACCACGACGAGGAAGGGGCTCCAATAGGAAGGGTTATTAAGGCAAAGTATGTCAAAACTCCTAAAGCAATGGACGGTAAGGAATACTCTCCAATACTTAAGCCCACAGAGGGCTATGGATTTGTAGATCTTACAGTAAAGATAACAGATCAAGAGGCCATTCAGAGAATTATGGATGGCAGATACGAAACAGTATCTGTGCGCATGAGCACTGATCACGCTTATTGTTCTGTGTGCGATACCGACTGGGCAGATGAAGGACCGTGTGAACATTCGCCTGGCAAGAAGTACGATGGAAAATTAGCTTATATGACTACAGGTGACTTGACCTACCGTGAGGTATCTTTCGTAAATATACCCGCTGATGAATTTGCAAAGGTGGAAGGGGCCACATTTGAAGATCAGAAAGGTGGAGATCCCGTGGACGTTAAGATATATGCTAATAACGCAGAAGAAAAATTTCTCTGCGATATGAACGATGAAAAACATAGCAATCTATATGATTATTTAAGAGGTGGATACGACGAAGAGGAAGACACAATCTCCCACCTCATTGATAAGGCTATTACGAAAGACGGTGAATCAAAGGAGGCTCAGATGTCAAAAGAACAAGATCTGACCAAAGACCAGCTTGTCGAAATGGATTCTGTAAAAGAACTGATCCAGGAGGCAAAAGACGGAGTCGCCAAGGAATGTGAAGACCAACTTAAGCAACTTAAAGAGGAATGTGAGAAAATCACGAAAGATTCTTCTTCTGAGGACCTTACGAAACAGTTGGACGAGGCCAGTGAAAAGCTTAATGCTGCCATTGATGCCCAGACAGCTTTGTCGAAAGAAAAAGAAACTATTGCCGAAGAAAGGGACAGTCTGAAAGAAGAGCTCGGCAAAAGAGACGAAGAAAGAACAACACTCCTTGATGAAAACGTTTCTCTTAACTCTGAACTACATAAATTAAACGCCGAAAGGTTGTTTGACCTTAAATCAGAACTTAAGAAGCCAGACGTAGCTGGAATTAAGACGATCGAAGATCGCGACAAGAAAGTTGATGAGTTTGCCCAGAGAAGTATTGAATCTCTCAAGGATCAGATAGGCGATCTTATTGTAGAGAAAAATGCAACTCCTGGAGCCATCAAAGCGTCTGTACAAGTTAGCAATCCAGGCGTAGAACACGAAGACAGTGGAGTTAAAACAGATAAGATAAAGACAAAGAAAGAAACTAAGATTGAAACTCTCGATAGACTATTCAACGCCAAGAAAGACGCAGAATAAGAGAGTTTTATTAGGTTAATTAAAAAGGAGGATTAATAATGGCTCAAGATAGATCAGCTAACCAGAATGTAAACAGGATTCCTCGCGGCTATGAAAGAACACAAGGGCTGCTTGAAATCTCAAAAGGTGAAAGGCCTGCACTGGAGCTTAAACCCGCACAGTATCTTCATGTTATTAGAGAAGA